CAACGTACTGCGGCCTATAAGTAACTCTACTATGATGCGTTTCGCAATGCAAACATCCGAACACTCATAGAGTGTTCGGATGTCTACGACGTGCGCGCTGACTAGCGAGCCGGCTTCTCGGACCGCACCGTCCCGGTGGCCGGATCCGTGGTACTCTGCGGCATTTCACGAACCTCGGCGTTGGCGACCATGGTCTCTGCCGCCGTGTCATTCACAATGCCGCCCGGTGGCGGTGCCTGAAGAACGGCACGCTTACGCCCACAATTACATCCCATGTCAGCACTTCCTTCGCTTCTTTGCGGCCACAACCATCGTGCGCGAGCGGGCGATGCGCACCCGCTTACTCAGCGCCGCGACGGTCTCTGACGCCGACACCTTGAGATCGCCACCGGCGGTCCAGTTGTCGGGGATCTGATCACTCGCGCCCAGCGCGCGAGCTCGACTCATGATGTGCTTACGAATCGCGTTGTGCGATCCGGAACCGCGTCCCACGGCGCGAATGGCGTTCGAGAGATCACTCAAGCCGTGATGCGCCTTGTCACGGATCGGGTATGAGCCGTCGCTCATCGCCCAGCCGCGACGCACACACTCGCGCCGTGCCGCCGCGTTGAGATCGCCGCCATTCGGCACATCGAGGTTTGCGTTGGTCGCGTCATTGGACGCGGACACCAGCGCGACCGGAATCGTCGACGCGACGAGCTCCCCGCTCTCGAAGCTGAGACTTGCCGTGCGTCGCGCCATCGGGAAGCCCGGCACCGGCACCAGGAGCGCGGCGACAAACTCACGCCAGCCAGAGCGGTCGAGATGCGGTCGCCAGTCGCCGGACAGCTTGCATGCCATGATGCGCTGGAGCGTCGTCGGCTCCAGTCCGCCGACCAGCGCGCCCGCGATCCACACGCCGTGATCGTTCTCACCGACGCGCGCCGTCGCGACGATCGAGCACGAGTTGTCGTAGTGCTGTGACGCCTGGCTGGCGGTCAGCGAGCGCGCGATGGTCGCGTGACCGCAGTTCATCGTGATCGCACCGGTGGCGATGCGGTCGCCGCCCGCGACGATGGTCTGCCCGGACATGAACCGCGAGTAGTCGCCGTTGCCCATCGGAACGAACTGATCGCGCTCGGGGAACGACCGGTGTCGGACTCCGGTGGGAGCGACGTACCCGTAGATGCGTCCCTCCGGTGTGATCGTCAGCGCGCCGTCGACGTCGACGTCGGTCGGCTCTTCGAACCACTCTCGCGGCGGCGCATCGGTGATCTCGATGACGCTGGCAGCGGCAACGATGTCAACTGTCTGCATGGTGACGGTGTCCAAGTCTTCATATGCCAGTGCGGTGTCCGGCACGTCGACAAGCGCGACGCGCGCCTCGGTGAATGCCGGAATCTCGACGAGCGTCGTGGCGCGAATGCGTCCGCACTTGTACACCGTCAGGTCGGGCTCACCGAAGATCTTCTGTGCGATGTTCTGAACGCCCTCGGCACCCTCGGCGGGCTGACTCGCCGTCTCGTTGCCGGCATAGTGCAGCTCGACGTTCGAGCTCTTCACCGAGTCGACGTCGACGCTGTTCCCGCGCAGATTGCCGTTACGCATACGGCGGAACACCTCACGGCCGTCTGTGCTGCCGAGATCGATCGTGCCCTCGCCCATGATCTTGTTGACGCCGGTGTTGCCGTCACCCGCGGGCTCGCGCCAGATGTTATCGATGCTGCCGACACGTACCGAGACATTGTGGTTGCCGCCGTGGCTGGTCTCCTTCTGCCACATCAACGGCAACGGCGGCTCGTCCCACGACAGCGAGTTGATGTCGAACATCCGCGAGTCACCGGACTCGACGCCTTCCATGGTCAGAACGCCTCGCCACGGCGCGGTCTTCATCGGCGTGACCGCAGGAGTGAGAATCTTCGGCGCGTAGGCGTCATCGGTGTTCTCACCAGGCTCATCACCGCTGGCCGCAGCGGTTTGCATCGCATCATCAGGCTGTTCAGGGACACCGTTGTCATCAATGATGGTGGCGTAGAACTCTGCCGGATCAAGGCTGTTCACTACTCAACCTCCACTGTCACTTGACGCTGTGGATTGGTAACTGATTGTGGCTCGACGTTGAGAACGCGAAGCTTTAGACCGTGTGGCAGCATTACTTGATTTTCGTGATAAAACGTGTCACCAGACGGTACGAACAGCATGTTGGTGCCTGCCGGCACGCGAATGTTAAGTGTGATGCAATCTGCGCAGTTTGCACCACTTCCGGAATCTCGCTGAAGCTTTGCAGCGGTGTAGCCGTCGACGTTCATGGTCTTACCGACCATGTTGTGCAGGTCCAGCGGGTTTTTCTTGCCAAGTGTGTCAAGATTCACCGTACGAAAGACTGTCATGTTCTCTGAACTTGGCTTCATCATGCCGTCAATGGTCTTGACAGCCGCCGCAGCTCGCTTTGTGCTCTCCTCATCCTTTAGTGCATTTGGATTGCGTAGGTGGTAGTCGATGGAACCCGCACTTCGTGTGTAGTCCTTGACGGTGCTACGCTCTTCCGGCGTCCAGTGCTGTGGAGAGTACCTATCGCGCTGCGAACGCCACATCTTGGTCTCGTTCGTCGCCGGAAAGTCAGCTGTGCCCTCTGGCGTAGATGTGGGCTTTGGGTACTGCTTCTTCTTGAACAGCTTGCCAAGCATGCCGCCGCCCGGGGTGTCGATCCACCTACCATCGTCACCACGTAGCTGGCCGGGGTTAAACTTCGCTGCAACTGTGTCGTCGCTTGTCATAGCAGTACTCACCGTCGTTTCGAGGCTAATTGTGGTACCGGACTCGGTCGGACGTCCCGGGTGTGGGTGCGGGTGCTTGCCAGTTGCCATCCTGTGATACTCGGCGCAAAGTCCCTGTGGATCGCGCACGTACTTCCGCAGATGCTTCACACAGCGGGTGAAGTCGCCGTTGGTGTTCCAGCGAATCTTCGCGGCACCCTTGCCGCGCACCCAGTAGTTGCGCAAGTTGTGCCCGGGACCCGGCACGTTGACGTCGCGCTCGCGCGTGAATGTCGCCCAGGCGCGCCAGTCATACAGAATGTTGGGCACGATCGGATGACCGTCCGCGTCGAAGACGACATCGGATAGAGTGACATCTTCGGTGCTAACGTCTGACGTGTCGGCGCTCGACGCAACTTGTGCACTTTTGTCACTCTGTTGTGCACCGTTTGGCACCGAGACATCCAGTGGGAAGTCGATCGTCATTCGATCGTACGCCGATGTCTGTGCGTGCTGCTTACCAGGTGCAGAGATATCGGTCACTGGATGACCTCCACGTCGATGTGCCGGACGTTGTCCGTGGTTCCGTGGTCGGCGATGACCCGATAAGACATCCCCGAGTTAAGTAGAACTTCAGCTTCATCGTCCCAGCTGCTTAGCTTCATCGCCGGAGTGTCTTTTGGTACCAGAACTCGCATCAGTACGCCCTCATCAGTGTACTTACTGGCGAACTTCTTGGCGATGTCTTCGTTAGCGGTGGTAGACGCAAAACCAGGATCACGAAATGTGACGCCTGACATGTTGTCCATTCTCCACGCTTCATGCCCAAAGACCATACTACCGTAAAATGCACCTCGGTACACTCGAATATCTTCTTGTGTCTTGGCGCTACCAAACCCAGCGTGTAGCGAGTCAATGGCTCGTCTCGTTCTCACGTTCGCCGGTTCACCACGTCGCATGGTTCCTTGAATGGATCGGTAGTCGTCTCCATAGTACATGGCAGCGCCTGCCTCGGCAACGCGTGGAGGATGAGGTGCGGCTCGTAGCGCAGAGCGATCGCTCTGCGCTCCGTCAAGTCGACGCTTGGCGTCGGCATGTACGTCTATCTCGCCTATGGCATCGGCAATGGCGCCAATGCCGTGCTTGACGTTGATCCACCTACCGTTGGAGTCACGCGGTTGCTGTGGGTCAAACTTGAGCGCGACATCTGTGCGATCATCGAAGTCACTTGCGACGACAGCGTCATCGTCACCATGATTCCACTCGCCCAGCGGGACGTCGGTGACCTCTCCACCAAACGCGAATCGCACCCGGTCGAACGTCAGCGGCCCAACCGCATCGGCGAACGCGGACAAGTCCACCTCGTCATCAGGTGCGACGTACGCCGCGGTGATGTGGGCCACCCACGGCTTGTGCTGCTCATGCATTGTCATGCCGAAGCTCGTGATCAGCTGCCGCGTAGATTTTGCCACGAGCATCTGTACGTGCTCGATGAGCTCGCCGCTCACGCCCCAGACGACGCACGGCTCAGGCCCGGCACCGGCCACAATGGCTTGATCGGTGGCCGGGTTGAAGAGGTTCACCGAGAAGATCTTGCCGGTGATCGTCGGCAGCTCGTCCAGCCACACGGTGACATCATCAACGAGTGCCTTACGAACTTCCGGCGGAATCAGCGCGGCCTCACCGAGGTAGCACAGCGTGATGTGCAGCTCAGTGGGCTCTTCGCCGCCGTCCATCGCGATGCGCTGTGCGTCGGCCGCGCTCGGCACCAGCGCGATCATGGCGCCGGTGTGCACTTCTCCGGCAGCGGTGACGCTGTCCGCATTGCCGGCATCCGACGACGACGTGTCGATGATCTCGGTGTCGGTCACTCGTCTGTCTCCGTTTCCGCTGGTAGTTCGTCGACAGGCGCCGGAGTTTCGATGCGCTGGGAGGAGCTCAGCGGGGACGATTCTGTACCAGTTTGTACGGTTTTGTCGACACCGTCGCCGGTGCAGCCACAATCATAAATCTCGTCATCATTAAGTTCATCACTGTGACGTGATCGAGATGTTTGCTCGGATTCGGTGACCAACGAGGCCACAACCGCCGATGATCGCTGCCCAGAGAGCAGTAGCCGCACATCCTGGTCGGACAGCACGTCGACATCAGGACGATCGATGTCCGTCGTGAGTGGCTGATCGGACGGCGGCCGGCTAAAGTCGGGCAGCTCACCGGTGGCCAGATAGCGCTGTGCCTCGCTCTCGGACATGTTGCGCGGCAGCGCCACCAGCGCGTTGAGCCGGAACGTGTACGGGCTGTTCAGCGGCGATGTCATATCGTTGGCTCCTCAGGAACAACGCGCATCCGAACGACGGACTTACCGCCGGCCTTCGTTACGCTCACTATCCGATAGCTCAGTCCGGCGCCGAGCAACATTTCGTCCTCATGCGGATGGTTGCTCACCGGCTTCAACCAGTGCATCGGTGTGCCGGGAGGCGCCTCAATTTCGACCATCACCGGAGAACCTGAAAATGCTGGGATGCCACCGGTGCTCGTCGACGTGAAGCCCGCGCCGTACCAGGTCTGCCCGACCTTCTTTTCGAGATCGGCGTGATTCACCGCACCAACGCCGGCAAATTTAACACCACGGTGTAGCAGTATCGGTTCGGTGGACGGTACCATGTTCTTCTGCATGGCCTTAGCGATCGACGCATCCGATGCTGAGATGGTGTGGTATCCACCATACAGGTACAAATTAATCGGGCCGTACGCGCCACCGGTGTATGTCTTGTAAAAGTTGCTCCGTATCGGCTTACCGGTCTTCTCCTCGAACGCTGCCTTAAACTTATCAAAGAGAGTATACGTGTTCGCTACCGTAACTGGGTGATACTTGTACTTCGATGACTCGTCAAATGACGGCAAGTTGTGCATCGGGTCGGCGTCGGGCTCGAACGGCGGCACGTTGTTCGCGAGCTGCTTTGACGATGGCACATCGGCGGTACCGGCAACTACTGCCGCGTGCAGCGAGCCCTTAGGCGTCTGCAGCCAGTTCGTGATCTTTTTCTCGAAGAGATGTGCGTTCGGCTTGCTGACATTTTGGGCGCTAACTTCATCGAGAACGCGCAGCATCTGAAGATCAGATAGCTGGTGCTGCTGCGCGACGTCAGAGACGGCGGCATAGATCGACTTTTCATCTGAGTCGAGATGCGTGTCACTGTGCGCCTTGAACGCCTTGTAGAGGTTGGCCTTCTGCAGACTCGACAGGTGACTGATGTCGCCTGGACCCTCGTTGGGGAACAACCCAGTGGGCGACGGCGCACTTGGCGTGGACGGCGCCGTAACGTTCGACCCGCTGGGCGACAGTCCGTGCGCGCCGATCGCCGCAGCGCCCTTCGGCGTCTTACCCCACTTTACGATCTTGTTCTCAAACGGCGACGGCTCTTTCGTCTTGAGCGTGGAGTCCAGCGACTTCAAGATCTGCATCGGTGTGTACTCGGGATGCATGTGCTGAATCTGCTGAACGGAGTCCCAGATCTTGTCTGGCTTCGACCAGTACCCGACGTTGTTGTCCTTCAGCGTCGCCTTGAAGTTCTGCTTCACACCGTGCGGAATGTTCGTGATATCCGCGCCGTCGGTGGCCGTCGGCGGCTCTGGCGGCTCTGGCGGCTCCGGTAGCTTCGGAGCGCTCACGTTCGGTGCGCTTAACCCAGGCGTGGTCTGCAGCAGTTCCTGCTCCCACTCAGCCAGCCCACTCTCAGGAGTGCTCGAACTTGACTTCATCGTGAACGACGGTATGACGCCCCACTTATCCGACGTACCGTACGCAGCCACAAGATCGTCGGCCTTCAAGCCGTTAACACTGTTCACCCACGTGCCGGACACGTTCTTCTGAACGGTGAACGTGTTGTTGTTGTCCTTGATGATGCGATGCTTGCCATCATACGTTTGCGCGATCGGCGTACCGGCCGGAACTCCTGAGTGATTCGCGAGCTGGTTTACTTCGAACCAGTCGACGCCGCCATCCGCGTACTCCAGAGACTTCGCGTCTTCGGTCTTCGGCATCGACAGATCGGCGACACCCGACGTCGTGTGTGACGGCGACTTCGGCGAGCCCGGCGTCGCAAGATACTTGTCACCAATGTGCCAGCCTTCGCCGCTGGTCACCATGTACGCTACGTCATTTGATGCGATGATACTGTGGTACTGCCACTCACCGGACGACGAGCGATACTCCATGAGATACGCGTTGTCGCTCTTCTTGGAGATGCGCATTGGCGTGAGACTTGCCGTGGGCTTGTAGTACGCGATAACATCTTCGTGCTGCGCGTCCAGTATGTTCACCTTGAAGTTGTCGAGCTTCGACAACGTCATGTCTTCACCGGTGACACCGTAGCCGGCCGGCAGCTCAAATGTCTCTGGTTCTTTTGATGCGTTCGACTGGCCACCTGGCATCTTCAAGTGCATGTTATTGATCTGCCAGCCAGGCGTCTTCATCGCAGCTAGCGCGTCGGGCTTGGAGTACGTGTCGACGTCGGTCCAGTCGCCGTCACCGTTGTCACGCTGCAACGTGTACATGCCGTTCTCGGCCTTGCGGATGCGAGCTGCCGCGGTATGATCACTGTGCGGTACGTACGCGAAGACGCTTCCCGGCTTAGCAGTGCCCATGTTCATCGCAAGATAGCTCGACTCCGTCGGCGTAAGCTCATCACCGTGTTTTACGAAGCCCAGCTCCGCGAGACCGGCCGATGACGTGTCGAACCCCACGGACTTTTTCTTCTGCGACTTCGGCGCTGCGGGCTGCAGAAGATTGTTCTTAATCTTCCAATCGCCACCTTCGGCAAGCACCGCGGCCACGAATTTGCCGTCGAGCGTGTGCCAGTACGTCCACGTGTCGGTGTTCATGATGTACTTCTGCGTGACGTACTTATTGTCACTACTCTTCACCATGCGCAACATCGCAGTGGTGTCGGACTTTGCTGTCACATGATACGCGACAACGGTGCCAATCTCAGCCTTATCGAGGTTACTCGATAGATCTTGCTTCTGCTGTGCCCCCAGCATGTTCAAGTTGTGATTACCGTACGCACTCGGTATGATGTTGTCAGACACATCTACCGATGTCTTAGGCACCTCAGTCTTCGACGTTTCAGCCTTCGGCGCTTCAGTCTTTGGTGCCTCAGTCTTTAGTGTCTCAGTCTTCGACGCCGTGCCCGGAACGGTCCACGAACTATCCTTCTTGTGCTTGTCGTAAAAGTCCTTCTTGGTGTATGACTGCTCAGTCTTCCAGCTGCCAGCGTCGTGCATCTGAACTTCATACTTTTTACCGTTCCAAACGACGCGCTGCTTGCCGTCGGCGCTGTCGAGGATCGTGGTACCAGCATCGTGCTTCGCCCAGACCAGCGTCGTCGACACCTTCGCGGACGTGCCCGGAGACGCACCCTTGTGCGCCGGAATGGACTTCTTCGCGGCGCCTGTGTCGGACTTCGCTGCAGTCTCTGACGTAAGCTTCTTCAGCTTAGCCTTGGCGTCTTTCGCGAGTGACGTTCCCGACGGCAGCTTATCAATCGAGTCGGCGATATGCTGCTGCTGCTCCGGCTTAAGCTTGTGCCACTTCGCGCTGTCGAGCTCCTTGCTGGCGTTCGCCACCTCTGAGATCGTCGAAGTGGCCTTTGACAAAAGTGATGCGATGTGACCCTTCTCGATGAACTTGCCATCGTTCCCGCGCGGGTGAGCCTCGGGGTGCCACTTCGCGGCGGCCGCGAGTAGCGCTGCCTCGCCGGGCGTGAGCCAACTGGGCGTCGACATCACAGTCTCCTGTCGCCGTCGATCGGTCTTGTAGTGATTGTGTCAAAGTCATACATGACAGTACACCGGCAGTTGACAAGATCACTTACATCAACGTGCCCAGCGGGCCACGGTACGCCGGGCACCAGCAGCCGCGACCGTCCCACCTTGAACGGCTCGGCGAGCCTGGCCGTCTGCTTGTCGGCCTTCACATGTGTCTCGCGCACACGATCATCATGATGTGACACCCAGCGCTTCGTAGCGCTCGAGTCCAGTGCCATGATCTGCCAGAACGTGCCGGATTCGTACGCCGCATGCGTCTCGGTGCGCGCCACCGTCATCGCGCGGGCGGTCGACATGCCGGTCGTGTTGATGATGCGCAGCGCGATCTGTGCCGTCGAGTCGCCGTCGAGCAGTCCCAGCTGAATCTGCTTGTGCACGTCGTGCTGCACGCCCTCGCTGACGCCGACGAGCGCGGTGCGCGCGTCATACCGAAACTTCTGCACGACGTCAGGTGTGACACTCGGTAGGCCGTGCTCACGGCGATAGTCCACGATGTCCAGAACGCCGGCCGCCGCGTCGATGAAGGTGTCCACGAGCTTTGCGACGGCGATCTCGTCATAGCGCCGCCACAGGCTCTGCACGGCCAGCGCGTCGGTGACGTTCATGATCACTTCACGCTTCACCGACGTGATGAACGTGGACATGATGAGCTTCCACGTTCGGTCGATCGAGTGTGCAAGATCATCAACACGCCGATCGAGCTCGTCGAGTGACCATCCTGCGTACGTGACCACGTCTACCTCCGCACCAGCGAGGCACGTCCTCGACGACGTATCGAGTGCGTTCCGGTGACGATGCGATTGCGCCGCTCAAGAGCGCTGATCAACATCGCCGCGGCAGCGAGCTGGCCAGCGCCTCCCTGGTTGGTGCCCTGCTGGTCCGGTGGTACCGTATCCGGGGTCGGCTGCTCGCCGCCCTGCGGAGGCGTCGGCGGCCCGTTTGGTGCCTCTGCTGGCGGTGACACCTCAGTCGCCGTCGCGGCGTCACCGGTCGTGCCGGCCGCACCCTGCGGCAGCGCCGGTGCTGGTTCGGTCGATGCGCTGATGTCGAGTCCGGTCAGCTCCTTCAGCGCGGTGGCCGCCATCTGCGGGTTGACCGCCAGCGTCTGAAGAATCATCTTCTCCAGCTCATCATCAGTCGGCGCATCATCATCGCTGAAGCCGGTTTCACGCCGTGTCGCGTCATCATTGATGACCATCATCTGTCGCAGCTGAATGGCATTGGCGGAGCGGTCGGGCCGCTGAGTAAGCTCCGACGTGTCGTACCAGACGATGATCCGGTTGCCGTTCTTGTCGCGTACGTTCTCACCCAGCGAGCGCAGCATCGGGTGTAGGTATCCGATGGTGAGACACCGTGTGATGATCTCAACCTTCGGTATGATGTGAAACTTGATCGCACCTTCGGTGAGATTCCACGCCGAGTTGCCGGTGAAGAACGAGTGTCCGTTTCGCTGTGCGAACCACGTGCCGTTTGGTGTGACCGGGCACCAGATCGTGCCGGTGTACGTCGTGTCACTACTTGCATCGCCAGTTCGGCCATCGACTGATACCATGCTGCCCATGACCACTCGGTTTACTGGGCGAACACCACGTACTTGGTGAAGTGCGCCGTGCTTGAATCCTCGACTTTCACCAACGGTGCGTGTCATTGTGTGTCCGAGCAGCGTTCCCGCGAGCTCCAACGCGTCGAGACGCTCAGCGACGCGTTGCAAGCTGCCGTAGCTGTCGCGCGTCGAGCTTCCGTCGCCGGCAACAAACGCGTCGATGAACAACTCGAGCTGTCCACGCGTCAGTGAGTAGATGAAGTCTCTACTTACCACCTTGTCGGGAACCGACATCACGGTGGACAGCGCCTCAGCGGCAACACGGTTGAGCACCCACGTCGTCATACCGTACTTATCGTCCACCGCGCGGTGCTCTCGCCAACGAGAAATAACTGCTCGTCCCGTGCCTTGTCGCTGCTTCGACGGCTCGCCGAATACTTCGGTAAGCACACGTCGAATCTCTACGACGTTCTCAGGATGCGCACGATGTGACTGTCCGATGACGACCTGCATTGTACCATCATACTTCGGTTGCCAGCGACGGAATGAGCCGTCGGTGACTGCCCACGCGACGAGCTGCACAAACGCGTCGGAGTACTTAGGCTCCGTTGGCAAGTTGACGTGTGAAGCACCGAGAATTAGCCGATCTGATCCACTTAACGTCTCTGACGTGCGCCACACCCGATCACCGTGTCGTGTGACAACTGGCCAGCGGTGGTGCATGGTGGTCAGAGACGAGCGAAATCGTCCCTCGATGCGTCGCATCGGCTCATCTACAACATCAGCTTGGTACATGTCCGTAACCGGCTGCCACTCGCTAACGCCGGTGTCATGATTCAACGTGAGCACGACATCACCGAGTGACAGTGCATCGTACGTCACCCAGCCACGGTCGCGGGTAAAAATCCGTGTTGCGGCATCCACGCACCAGTGGTTGCTTTGTCCCATACCGGTGATGATCTCAGCCGGTAGGTTGAGCGTCGTTGCCAGCCGCGTCAGTGCCTGGTTGCGCTGCTCGAACAGCCGCTCGTCCAGCGGCGTCGCGAACGTTAGGTGCTTGATCTTCTCGATGAACTCGCTCGGCACGCGCATCGGCATCGGCGCCGCGCTGGACGGTGCGCCTGGGTTCTTGATGGCAGCGCGCATGATGTCGATGAGCTCGGCCATGAACGGGTCAACGGCCTCTTCATACCCGGGACTCGCCGGCAGCACGACCTCATCGGGAATGAGTAGCATGCCATTCAGCGCGATGCGTGACAGCAGCGCCGCGACGACCTGCCGGTTGTACATGTCGATCTCACGCATGATCGGCAGCGCCGGACGCGCCGGCGACATCGCGCGCCACGGTATGTGCTCGTTTCGATCCCACACACGACAGACCAGCGACTCGTCCGGCAACGGCACCCACAGCGCGTCATCGACCTGCACCTCCCAGCGGCGACGCATCCCGTTCCGAATGCGCGACATGAATCCGCCGCGGTGCTGTCGCACGGTGTTCACCGGGTTAACGGTCCAGATGCGATCGTGCTCATCGGGCTCGGCGTCGAGTAGCACACCGGTCTCGATGTCGATGTCGTCAACCTCGCGGCCGATGAAGAACGCATCGCCGGTGACCGACAGCTGCACCGCCAGCGAGCGCATCAGCTGTGCTCGACCGTCGGTGCCGCCGACCAGACCAGAGATGAGATCAGCGGCCGGACCGCTATCGAGAATCTCTGGCTCATCGCTGTCGGGAGTCACCACGGCGGCCTTCAGCCGAACGCGCGAGACCGCCTCACCGAACCACTCGACGCCGTAGTTGAACTCGCCCATGTTCGCGTAGAAGTCCCACGCTTCGTCCTGCCACGACTCGTACTGGTACGGACGTCGTGTGTCGACGTCAGAGACGAGCTGCGCCGCCGCGGTCAGCGGCGACAGTGCATTGCGGTTCTGTGCTGCACTATGCTGCACAGCACTGTGGCGTCGAGCCGGTGACGCGTCGCGGCGTCGGTCAGCCATGATCGAGTCCTACTCGTTGACGGCGATGGCGGCGTTTGCCCACATGACGACTTCGCGCAG